GCTGCCAGTATAGTTACACAAATGGATTGTGGTGATAGCGTTGTTGCCCGAGCTTATATAGATTGGGCTTGCTGTTGTTGTTAGTGCTGTGTTTTGAATTGCCATTTTGTTATTCCATTATCCAAATATGATACTGTAGACAATGCTCTTGGTCTTAGACATTAGTTCTACGTTTGCGTAGGTTGAGTTGGTCACTGTCAAGCCAGTCCCGCCTGCGCCAGGGCTTGACACGCTCCAAAGTTGTACTCCACTGATGTTACTGTAGATTGACTTGCTCCAGATGTTCAGGTTGCCACCTAAGAATGGTGCAGGATCTTGGTTGACTGCGCTCAAAAATGAACCAGTAGTAGTCGAAGTAGCAATGTTAGCAGTGTAATAACTGCCATTGACTACTTCGCTAATCTGCCAAGCACCAACTGTCTCGTTCCACGATATTGCAGCATTGGATTGTCCGCTGGTGCCACGACTTACTACGATGCTGGCGCCAGCTGGGTTAGGTGTTGGTACTCCAGCGTTCAGTGTAATGATGTTATTAGTGATAGAAGCGTTGTTTGATGTATAGGTCTGAGTGTTGCCCGATACCCATAGGTTACCTTCAATGAAAACGTTACCGCTATTGATGATGATTCTGTCACTGGTGTTTACACTCTGTATAGTATAATCGCCTGCAATTCTTTTGTATGTAGACATTGACTTTTTGCCTTGCTTTAGTGTATTTAGCCCGTTGCAACTCTTAAACAAGTCAAAAAAATAAGCGGCCGAAGCCGCTTATCAAGTGGGTCATGCTATTTCACTATAGCTGGTTGTTATTATGCTGATTGTACTTTGACAAATGTAGCGTTAGGACCTGCTGCGCTGCTTAGAACATAACGGAATCTGTTGGGGTTGAATCCGCTTGTGTAATATGTGGTTGTGCCACTTGTGCTGTCTTGTTGACCATCGCTGGCAAAGTCATACACAAACTTGTTTGTAATACGGCTTGCATAAGTGCTAGTGCTTACAGTTACGCCGTTGGCTGCTGCAACGTTACCAGTTGCTGCAACTGTGAAGTTACCGTTGCTGACGCTGGTGATACGTGCCACGCCGCTGATGTTTGCGCTTGGGCTTGTCCAAATTGCATAGTCACCTACACGTGGAGTTGTGACTGGGCCGCTTACTGTTGTACGTGAATCATAGCTGAATGTTGTGCTGAGTGCACCACCGGCCACGTTGGCAGATGCAATGTTGGCTGCTGCTGTGTTCAATGTGATCAAAATGTTCATTTGACCAGCTGTCAAGTTGGGACTGTTGGTTAGTACGCAATCACCTGTGAGTGTACCGTCTGTGACGCGGAACTTGTGAGCACCTTTTTGTGCAATGATGCTGCCAGTAGTAGATGAACCACTAGTAATATAGACTTGTGGTTGAATCTGTAGGCCAGCATCACTGGTTTTACCACCAACGCCACCAATGTGATAACCATTGATCAGTGTTGGGCTGATGTAACGATCGCCTTCAGGTTGTGGGTATGTTACACCAGTTTGTGATGATTGGTTTGCTATTTTTAGTTTTGCCATTTTGTTCTCCTTGTTACGGTGTTCTAGACCGCCACTTGGCTAAGTGGAACTCTGTTGAGTGTAGTATTTATGGCGTAATCAACAAAAAGCCCCTTGCGGGGCTTTATTTTTACGCTTGGTCTATGAACTTTTTGAGTTCTTCAGCCTTGCTCACAATATCCGTGCTAGTGGGGAAACTAGGCATGGTGGGGTAAGGAAGCGTACCACGATTGGCATCGTTCAGCTTGGAATGATATTCGTCGCTTAGTGCCACTCGGGTTTGGTGAATTGGCGTCACAAGAATTTCGTTAGCCATTTTGAGAAGTTCGAGACGAATCTCGTAAGGTGTTTTGCTCATAGTTTTCTCCTTTGTGTGTATGTGTGTAAACACGAGCTGTAGCTGTTGCTACAAAAATATTTATAGTACAGATAGAACCGCCAACAAAAAAGCACACCAAGGTGTGCTTTTCTGACTCCCTCTGTAACCCTGTCGAAACAGGGCTCCCGAACAGAGATTATTGGAACGACAAGTTAGCGATGCTGATTTCGCTCAAGTAGTCGCCAGCGTTACCTAGAGATGACGCTGTGTTTGTCAATTCTACGTATCCATAACGTGTCATGAAACCAACTACTGGTTCAAATGTGTTAGGATCTAGAACAACACCAGAAGACATTAGAGGAATGTATGGGCAATAGAACGCTGCTGCATCAGCCTCGCTCGAACCTTTGTATCCCACCAATACTGATGTAGAATCGTTTGCGTATGCGTTTACATAGATACGCATAGCGCCGTTCAATGTACCAACGTATTTTGTGTTAGTTGGAGCTTCAAATGTACCTTCTGTTGTACGTGCAAATGCTGAAGTAGTTGCAGATTGCAATACTGTCAATGCAGCAGGAGATACGATAGCCCAGTTACCAGCACCGCGACGTGTACGTTGAGCGATCAAGTTAGCAGAGCGGTTAATCAAAACTGCCAATGCTGCGTGTTCGTCACCAACGAATGTAGCTGTACCAGATACTGCTGATTGGTCAAATGCGTAGTCAGTAGCTGCCAATGCGCTCAAAGAACCGATGATTTCTTGGTCGATTTCAACAGTAATTTCTTGAGCCAATGCTGCCATGATTTCTGCTTCAACGTCCAAGCCGTGCATAGCTTGTGCGTCTTGAGCAGCTTCAAATGTCCAACGTGCAGACAATTTACGTGTCTTAGCTTCAACGACTTGTTTCAAGATTTGAACGTTGATACGGTTTCCAGGTACACCTTCTAATGTAGCTGTAGAAGCTGCATAGCCAGATGTAGTACCAGAGTACGCTGTTGCAATCTTGAATGGGCTCAATGCTTCATCACCAGGAACAGTGCCGGTAGCACCGTTTGTACCTGTAACGCCATCAGTGTAGCGTACACGTAGTGTGTGGATCTGAGATACTGGGCCTGTCATTGGCTGAACGCCGATGATTTCGTTAGCGATAACTGTAGGCATAACACGACGAATAACTGGCAGAATAACACGGTTAAGTGTTGCTACGTTACCAGCTGTTGTTGCGCCAGCAGTAGCGTTTTCAGCCAAATGCTTGCGTGTGTTTTCCAAAATTACTGCCATAGAGGTTCTTTTCGAACCATGTAAGCCTTCAAGCAGAGCGTCTTTGGTTTCGCCCCAACGGCTTTCTAATAATGCTTGTGTCATTTTCTTTCCTTTTTCCTTTTAGGGTTTAGTCACTTTAGCCCTGCTAGACGTTTTAATTCAAATACGTTGGTCGATGTTTCAACGTCTTGTGTATTTACGATTTTAGCAGATTTATCTCCTGTTACTTCTGAACGGCTTTCTGCAATCATTTGCTTTTGTGGAGCAACTGTTTTTGCAGCGCCATTGTTCAGAACGGCAGGTAGATACTTATCAAATGCAGATTGTAACTTATCTGTCTGCACTGATTCGAGAAGTTCGCTCATTACAGCGGCTTTCTCTTTGTTTAAAGGTTTCAACATTTCGGCAAGTTTTTGTTTGCGTTCTGTTGATTCCTTGATGATACGAATTTCGCGTTCTTTTGATTCAACTAACATGGCATTTTGTTGAGCAGTTTTACGTGACTCAGCAATAACGGCATTTTGTGTTTCTAACACTTGGCGTAGTTTTGCGATTTCTTTGTTCTCATTTAAGTGAGTAACAGCGAATTCACTAGCAAATGATTCGAATATACGACGACCAAACATGTTCTCACGAGCAATCTGGATGTCTTCTTTTAGTTGAGTCATTTCAGACTCTAGCTTAGTAGCGATTGATTCTTTAACCATGTCAGCACTACGAGAAACAAATGCTTGTTGTAGTTGGGCTAATTTTTCTTTAGCACCAGCAACCAACGCAACTTTAGTTTCAACTAGTTCTTTCTTGTCAGCTTCAAATTCAGAAATTTCTTCAGCAAGAGCTTTGATAACAAACGATTCAAGTTTAGCAATGCTATTCTCATATTGTTTGCGATCGGCACGTAGTTCTTGAATTTCTTCGCTAAGTTTAGTAACTAAGAAATTGTCAAATTTTTGTGTAGCTTCAACCATGCGCGAGTTGAACTTTGCGCGGTCTTCGGCCAATGCTTTTGTTTCTGATTGGAATTCTGCCAATTCGGCAGTTAAAGATTCTGTCACCATTTTGTCCAGAGCTTCAACCATGATTTGTTTGTCGTGTTGGTAACGTTGTGAAAACTCCTCACGCAATTCTGCACGAACTTGTTCGCGGGCTTCGTTGATACGTGCCTCGAACGCTTCGCTCAGAGCTTGCTGAGTACCTTCATTAATGATACCAGATTCCAACAACGGTTTGATAGCGTCTAACATTGGATCCATTCTCCTTTATAGTTTCAAATCCTTGATCAGGCGTTTAATGCCTTGCTCAACGTACTTTTGTACTTTTTGATCTTGAGATGCTTCTCGTGCCACCTCATATAACTGAGCACCACCACGCATGTTCATCAGGCTTTCGTAAATTGCTTTAGGATAAGCATGAGGTGCGCTGGGTTGTGCAACAATGTCCACAGTAATGATTTCAAAATCACTTACATGGCCACTGCTCTCGTTAACGTTACCGCTACCACGGCTGCTAACGCCTAACTTTACACCACTGGTCAACATTGCTTCCACAATCTTGCCACTAGGAGTAGGTAATATTTTTAGTTTGCCAAATCCACAAGGACCGTCCATCCACATGCTTTCAATCATGTGTGTGACGCGATCCAAGTTGATTTTTAAGTCATCTGGGTGATCTAACTCACCTAGTACACTATAACCACCTTTTAACTGTTCGTTGATGGTGTCAACGGCTTTAGCGATTTCGTGAACGGGATATACACGTTGGTTAGCGTTCTTCACGCCACCTTCGATGAATATCCCTTTCATATAGAGATTCTTACCTTTACCATCGCCGGAATCTTCGGATAGAACCTGCATCCCAGCTTGGTTAAACGTTAAGGTCTCTTTTAGGTACAAAGCCATTTTTATAGTCCTAATTACTTACGGCCAGTGTTTTGTTTTTGTACGCTAGTTTTGTTGATTGGGTTTGAACCATCAGATCCAACTAGTTTACCTTCAGCACCGGATTTTTTCTCTGCGCCGTGTCCAGGTTCTTTTGTTTTGAACGCTGTCTTGCCTGCATTACCACCTGGGACGTTTTTAAACTGTCCTGCACCTGGCAAGTCACCGCGGCCTTTTGTGTATTCATTGCTTGGAGCTTTGAATTGTTTACCGTCTGGGTTTTGGCTGTCGCCTTTACCGCTAACGATATTTTCGTTTGTTCCGCCAAAGTCAGCACCTGGGCCTTCAATAGACTTAGTATTCAATGTTGGAGCGTCGCCGCCTGTACCAACTGTCTTACCTTCGCCACTAGCTGGCTCTTGTTTGTAGATTTCGCCGATCTTGTCAACGTATTCTTTCATGATTTCAACTTCTGTTTTACGGCGTGTTACAGATTCCATTTTACCAGAACCGCTTTTGCCTGAACCAGATTTGCCTATGCTTGTACCGCTACCAGATTTTCCAGAACCGGATTTAGCAAATGGGTTAGCAGATTCCATTTTACCAGAACCAGACTTGCCAGAACCGCTCATGCCAGAACCCATAGTTTCCATCATGCCTTCATCTGCTTCTGCAGAACCAGAACCGCTTGTGTGTTCTTCTTCGCCGCCGTCCATGTCAAAGTCGCTTTCGCCTGCCTCGCCACCCTTGTCGTCGCCAAAGCCTTCGCCGCCTTCAGCACCTTCGTCGCCCAACATGGCTTTCAAATCAGCCAATTGTGCTTCTAGGTCATCTAGCTTGCTTGTGATTT